ACCAGAGAGATTGGTTTTCTGCCTGGAGATGAAGAAGATAAGGCTGCACTGTATCAGGTGCCATATCAGAACATGGTCCGTTGGATGTTCAAGATGCCAAATGAACAGGCATTCAACAATCTGTACGACAAACTGAAATCACAAGGTTCTTTGTTCTTTTTGTCAACTTCTTTTCTTAGAGGGTTGACATTTGATAACAGTATCATTATAGTAGATGAATGTCAGAATTTAAATTTTCATGAGCTCGATACTATTATTACAAGAGTAGGACAGGATTCAAGGATTGTTTTCTGTGGAGATTTCAATCAATCAGATTTACAAAAAACAAATGAGAAAAATGGTCTATACAATTTCTTGAACATTCTACAAGAGATGGAAGAATTTAATTGTATAGAATTTGACATTGGTGATATTGTTAGATCTGGGTTCATAAGGAGTTACATTATCAACAAAATAAAGATGGGTTTTCATGGAGAATAAATGGAAAAAATGATTTATATCAAACCATCCCAAAAGGATTGGCCAATATTTCACATGAAGTCTCCCGTAAAGATTAAAAATCTACGGGGAAGTAATGTTGATGCATTTAATCAAGAACTGGAGAATGACATTAAAGACTCTGGTGATAGATTGCAAGGTGCCACTGCTGCAAAATGTTATATGACACAATGGGATATGCATCAAGAATATGATTCTTTTAAGAAATTAGGTGAATTGGTAATTAGTCTTGCCAAGACAGTGCCACTTGCAAATGCAACAAATCAAAATGGTGACCCCAGACAATATGACTATGAAGTTGTAGACAGTTGGGGGCTCATTTATGAGAAAGGACAATTTACAAAATCACACCAACACTGGCCACACACCTGGAGTTTTACATATTGTGTAAAGGGTTGTGACAGTTGCGCTCCGTTAGTTTTTGATGATGGTCTGGGTGATGGTGACAGTGGCCAATTATTCTTGGTGTCACCAAATGTTGGTCAAGTAATTCTTTGGCCTGCGTGGTTATATCACTCTGTGCCTGAACAAGAATGTGAACACGAAAGAATAATGGCAGTTGGTAATTTAACAGTGGACTGGGAGAAAAGTGTGATTCCAGTTACAGAACACAAACTAACGCAACCACCAAAAGGAGAAAATAACTAGTGCGAGTATTAAGATACTTGAGAAATCTATTTAATTACGACTATCAGAGACAGAAAGAAATAACGTCGTATCTATCAAAATCAGTTGACTTGGTAGACCTAGAATATAGACAGAAAAAATTAGCAAGAAAGGGGATTTACTAATGGCTTACAATTTATCGTCAAGATCAAAAAGTCGCCTAGAAGGCGTAGAGGAAGATTTGGTTAAAGTCGTTGAACGTGCTATCGAGTTGACAGAAGTTGACTTTGGTGTGATTCAAGGACTCAGAACTATGGAAGAACAGAAAGCACTTGTTGCTAAGGGTGCATCCAAAACTATGAAGTCAAAACACCTAGAAGGTAAGGCTGTGGATTTGATGGCATACATCGATGGTCGTGGTTCTTGGGAACTGAACGTGTATGATGAAATTGCAGATGCGATGAAGGCTGCTGCGATTGAGTTGGACGTTGGCGTTCGTTGGGGTGCTGCGTGGAGTGTGTCTGACATTCGTGAGTGGGATGATACTATGGAAGAGGCTATGCTGAGTTATGTTGATCTTCGTAGGTCACAGGGTCGCCGTCCGTTTATTGATGCACCACATTTTGAGTTGATTTAACAAATGACAAAATTTAATCATGTAGATATGTCGTGGTTTCCTACGGCAGATTTGAAGACAAAGAACATCGATGGTAAAAGGTTTTACGTTACACCAAAGGGATATTATCCATCGATTACGACTGTGCTCTCAGACCGTAACAAGAAAGGACTGTTTGAGTGGCGTAAGAGAGTGGGTGAGGATGTTGCAAATTATATTGCAAGAAAGGCAGCTTCAAGAGGCACCAAGGTTCACCATATGTGTGAGGACTATTTAAATAATGAGGACATTGAACACCATAAAAAGGATTTTTTGCCTTGGTGCCTCTTCAATGAATTGAAAGATAAACTGCTTTGTAACATAAATAATATACATGCACAGGAGTGTGGTTTATATAGTGATAAGTACAGAGTCGCTGGTAGAACAGATTGTATTGCAGAATATAATGGGGAACTATCAATCATAGATTTTAAAACTTCAACTAGTGAGCGCACAGATTCATGGAATGAAAATTATTACATTCAAGGTGCTGCATACGCTGAGATGTTTGGTGAGAGAGCGGGAATACTCGTTGATCAAGTAGTGATACTTGTAGTTACTGAAGATGGAACAACACAAGAATTCATAAAGAAAAAGCACGATTATCTTCCAATGCTTACTGAAACTATACATAGATGGGAAGAGAAAAATGAAATACCTAATTTTAACATTGACAATGATATTGGGGTTGCTACTGCCTAATATTGCAAATGCTCAAACAGTACCACGTAATGTTATACCTTGGCCTGAAAAACCACAAACACCACAAAAGCCATCAGTTCATGAATGGACTCCTGGCCAAGTAGTTAGAACTGTTTTTCTTTGCAAAGATGAAGAAACGATAAAAAAGTTAGCCTATGTTGATAAAGAATCTAGACAGAAACTCCAATTTACATTAAGAGAATTGGTAAGTTTAGGTGTTTGTCTTGTGTTACCTGGGCCCGCCCCATTTGTGGTTAAAGATTTAATTGTTGAATATAAAGATCATAGTAATATTGATAGTGTTGTCTCTAAAGTAGAATTAGATACTGGTAATGGTGTAATTGTAGGATATACCATTGTCGCCGGTAAAATAAAACCTGCTATTTGAGAAAAAACTATTGACAGAGGGGTAGGATTTTAGTATACTGTATTTATGGTTGTAAGAAGTGAACTGGAAGCATTGCGGACGGGAGTTCGATTCTCCCCAGCTCCACCAAAGGTATTTCTCACGAGATATCTTTGGGGGGCTGACAAGGTTTCGACGTGGTGAAAGAAGGGGAACAGACAACTCGACAGGCGAATGTCGTAAAACTAGCAAACTAAAGTAACCGCAAATGACGATTACTACACTGAAGATTTTGCGCTAGCTGCGTAGACCTTCACGGGGCATGGGCACCGCCTTGTTACTCAATGGGCCCATTTAAATTGTCATGAATAGGAGAAAATTTATTATGACTACTAAGACTCAGGCACAACGTGTCATCAATGCACTAGAAAACGGTGCAGAACTAACTGCCAAGCAGATCACTGCTCGTTATGGTGTGAAGAATGTTCGTGCAGTTATCAGCAAGCTTCGTTCAGAAGGTTATGCTATTTTCCTCAACAAACGTGTATCGTCTTTTGATGGTGAGACGTATATGAAGTATCGTCTTGGTACACCGACTCGTGCAATTGTAGCCGCTGGTTACGCTGCACTTCGTTCTGCGTAAAACTTAATAAGGATTGGCTTACCTTTACCCAACAAGCCAACTCAATGAGGCATGGCCCACCTTTTATCAAACGGGCCTTTTTTATAGGATACAATGATGCCACTGAAAACCGCAAAGACTTTCTCAATGAATATAGAGAAAATAGTTTTAGAGAAAAATATTACTCACATGGATGCAGTTCTTTGGTATTGTGAACAAGAGGGTATTGAACCAGATACTATTAACAAACTTATCTCCAAATCTCTCAAAGAGAAGATTGAGGCAAATGCAAGAGAATTGAATTTTCTACCAAAACATGCTCAATTACCTGTCTGAAAGGTATTGACATTCCTACCTAAATTTAGTATTATTAACACTGTTACATTCACATAGGAGAAAAGAGTGACTGACGTGACTGACCAAGAACGTTCTGAAAATTTCTTTCAGACAAAGTATGACGAGCTTCGTAGGGAGACTCGTGAGGACCAAATTGAGATGGCATATCTCAAGAAAGAGAACGAGGAGCTTCGTGAGAGAGTGAAGAAACTCGCATCCCGCCAACCTAGTTGGCCTAAGGGTTATCGTCCGCAAAGAGAAAAGTCTCATCGACGATAGTTTTATTACGCCGGCGTAGCTCAGTTGGTAGAGCAGTTGATTTGTAATCATCAGGTCGTGGGTTCAACTCCTACCGCCGGCACCAATTTGGAACACAATGATGAATGAACTAAATCGTGATGATCTTATCAACCTTCTAAAACTTGCCCTGGCCAGGGTAAATGAACTTGAGGAAATTATATCTAAGGATGAGGGCTGGGATGTGAATCCAAAATTCAAACACTCGCCTTATCCACCAAATTGGCCATATGGTCAAAAGTCGAAAAAAACTTTGGAAGATGTTTTTGGTCATGGAGTAGAGCCCGGAGACTATGAATAATGAGTGTTAAACTAATATCATATTCTCGTTCGGCAACTGATTATTTTTCCAGTGATTCCCGTGCTGACATTACAAATCTAGTTTCTTATTGTGCAAGAGTATCTAATCCAAGTAATCAGAACAACGAAGAAACGTCTAAGAAACTTATCAAGTATCTCATAAAAAACAAACATTGGTCACCACTTGAGATGGTGAGTGTTTGTTTGGAGATTGAGACTACAAGAGATATTGCAAGACAGATATTACGGCATCGTTCATTTTCGTTTCAAGAGTTCAGTCAACGGTATGCTGATCCTACAAAGGACTTACAATTTGTGACTCGTGAAGCAAGGTTACAGGATTCAAAGAACAGACAAAATAGTATTGAACTTGATGATGAAAGTGAATTGCATCATGCATGGAAGGCTAAACAAGAACTTATTATTCATGAATCTAAGATGGCATATGATTGGGCTATTGGTAATGGTATTGCAAAAGAACAGGCTCGTGCAGTTCTTCCTGAAGGACTAACTATGTCTCGTATGTATATGAATGGCACACTTCGTAGTTGGGTTCATTACATCGAACTTCGTGCCGGAAACGGAACACAGAAAGAACATATGGACATTGCAAAGGATTGTGCGTTTGAGATTGCTAAGGTTTTTCCTTTATTGAATGAGGTTATTTGATTATGGCTCTGATGCCAATTTATTATACTACTAACAATACTCGTAAACGAAAGAAGACAAAGAAGAAAGTTGTTGTTGCAAAAAAATTAGACCGAAGTAAACTCACTGGTGTAAGTATTTCCTCTCCACCATACAGGCGTGAGACACCATATATACCTAGTAACAACGATGGTATTGGTGACACAACCAAGAAGGACAATAGCTGTGAATTAGAGATAGCAAAGAACTATACCATTGCTCCTGCCTATAACAAGGGTGCATATCAGGTTATAGGTAAAGATAACATTAAAGACATTGGACGATAATATGAGTGCAACTGAAATACCTGTCTTTCCGGCAGGTGTATTGAAAATTTATAATAACCCCAATCCACCTGAGATTCCTTCTATGGAGGAATTCAACTTCAATCAACAGGCCATCGCAAATCCAGACACTACACAGTTTTTGGAGACACCAAATATTGTTGACCACGATGGTCTAGCAGATTTGAAAGTGTGGTTTGAAGAGTGTGTGAAAGACTATCTTGATAATGTAATGACATTGGATTATCGAGAGTTTTGGATTCATGAAAGCTGGTTGAACAAGGCTGCACCTGGCAGTTCTCAAAGTATGCATAATCACGGCAACTCTCTTATCAGTGGTGTATATTATGTTTCATCTACACCACAACATCCACCGTTAGTGTTTGAGAAAATGCCCTCAAACTCTGACCCGTTCTTCTCACTAAGAAAACACTACAGTAAGGCAAATGCAAACTTTACAAACAAGCTTGCCATGCCTTGCACTCAAGGTTCTTTGATTATGTTCAACTCGTATCTGTTTCATGGGTTTGGACAAAATGTGACAGACCAACCAAGAGTAAGTCTAGCATTCAATGTGCTTGCAAACCTTACGGAGAAGGATGCATATCGTATTGACTTCGTAAAGAATGAAAGATGGCTGAATACTGAGGATGCCACTAACTACACGGTTGACACTGATGGTTCATCAGGTTCCATACAAAGACGCATGTCTAAATGAAATCTTCTGTAGTTTTGGGTAATGGTGAATCACGTAGTTGGTTTTGTCCTGACTACTTAGAGTATCCCATTGCAGATTTAGAGTTATGGGGCTGCAATGCAATATATCGTGATGGTGTAGTAGACAATCTTGTATCAATGGATTATGCCATGCAA